AGTTCGAAGATCCGCGTGTCGTGAAGTTCGGCGACAAGTACGGCGTGAGCTGCTGCACGTTCGTTCCGTTCAAGAGCTACGCGCATCAGGCGATGTTCCTGCTCGATAAGCAGTTCCTGAACGTGGGTCGGTTCGATCCGATCTACGGCAACAACTACGCGCAGGCCATGATCAACGATGGCCATGAGAAGAATTGGCTCTACTTCGTCCACGATAATGCGCCACACATGGTGTATTCGGCCAATCCCCATGTCGTTGTGCGCCTTAATGGGCGGTTAGAGAAGGATGCCGAATATGTCACCGAGGAGTTCAATCCGCTCTGGAAATTCGGAGAGGTTCGCGGTGGAACGAATCCCATTTACGCGGACGGCTTGTACTGGACCTTCTTCCACAGCTCGCTGCCCTGGATCAACGGCAAGCGCCGCTATTACATGGGTGCGTACGCTTTCGAAGCTAAGGCTCCATTCCGCATTGCTCGCATGACGACACTGCCGCTTCTTACCGGCACCAATCAGCAGGACTGGTGGCCAGGATTGCCTGCGGTCGTGTTCCCGTGCGGCGCTTTCTTTGACAGCGCGAAGAATCACTTCGTCATCTCATACGGCATCAACGATGTGGATTGCGGCTACATGAAGCTGCCACTGGCCGACTTGCTTGAGGTGACAAAGGTGATTCGACCGAAGCGCGATGTCGTCAACAAGGAGAACCCTCCAAAGCTGACTGACGTTCTCGATCCGATTCCCGAGCGGCATAAACTGAAACGAAACAAGAAATCAAAGTACAATGAACTGGCTAAGAGGCTTGACGAAGAACCCGAGCAAACAGGCGAAGCAGGACCTACTGAATCTGCCTGAGGTAAACCTGAGCGATTGGCAGAACGAGGGCCAGCAGGCAGAACTTGCTGCGATTATGCGAAATCCGATCCTTCGCATGGCGATTCGCATCGTTTCGGAATCAATCCCGGTGCCGATGCCGTCTCATGGCAGCAAGGAATCGGACATTATTTTCGCTGCCGGTGTAACCGCTGGCTACGCGCATTGTCTTGAAAACCTCCGCAAATTGGCCGTAATTGAAACAGCGAAAGAACCTGAAGCAACTTTTGAAAAACAGTATTAAATCTTAAAATATGGACGAACCCCTGAACTCACCCGTCGTCAGTAATGGCCAGACTCCAGACTTTGGAAGCTCGTTTATCGATGCTTTCAAGGCAATCGGCGCTGATAACGCGACTCCCGCTGAGAAACCTGCGGCCACCGCCGCTCCGCAGAAGGCTGACAATACATCGCCCAAGCTCAGTAAATCCGAAATGGATATTGAGCGGATGTTCTCCAAAAAGACCGTTGTTGAACCCGCCGCCGCCGCCGCTAGCGACGACGCGGACATTCCTGAGACGATCAAGTCCACGAAAGCGGCTGACGCTTTCCGCAAGATCAAGGAGGAGAAGGCGCAGTTGGCCAAGCAATTGGACGAGCTGAAGGCTGGTAAGTCTACCAACCCTCAATTCGAATCGCAGCTCAAGACCTTGCAGGAGGAGCGTGACGCGCTTTCCGAGCGTGTCCGATTGTTGGACATCGAGCGTCATCCTGACTTCATCAAGAAGTACGAGGGCAAGATTACCGGCGTGTTCGATTCGGTGAAGAACCTTGTCGGAACCGATGGTGAACGGCTTGTTTCGCTCCTGAAATCACCCGATAGCGACTATCGCAACTCGCAGATCGACGACATCGTTGAAGGTCTTTCTCCGTCCAAGAAGGCCAAGCTCGGTGCGTTAATTGTTAAGTACGACGAAATTAATGGCGAACGGTCTTCAGAGTTGACCGAGGCGAAGGCTGATTACGATGCGGTCATCTCCAAGTACAAGCAGGACAACGAGGAGGGGACGAAGGCCGCACTAGAGTCGGCCAATAAGACCTGGCAAAAGGTTTCCACCGATGCTCGCTCGCTCGAAATCTTTGAGCCGCGTGAGAACGATGAGGAGTGGAACACCGAGCTGAATGGCCGACTTAGCCTTGCCCAGCAAATCTTCAATGGTGAGAACAGCGAGGAGGATCTTGCCAAGGCCGCTCTTTGGGCTGCTGCCGCGCCGAAGTACCGCGAACTGCTCTATGCTCAGGTTGAGGTAAACAAGCGCCTGCAAGCCGAGCTATCGAAGTATCGAGGAAGCGAACCTGGCGTCACCTCGAAGGCGACATCTGGAGGTTATCGACCGGCAAATGCGAACGCCGCGAAGAGCGAGGATTTTGTTGCCAGCGTGATGAAATCGTTAGGGCGCTGACGCTACTCTCCAAAACAATTATCCCCCGATGGTTTTCATTACCACCGGGGGATTTTCGTTTAAATTACTTACCGCGATACGGTCCACTGCCGCTCGGAACCGGCTGCGGCTTCGGCTTAACCGGCGGCTTCGGAGGCGGAGACTGCTTGTAAGGTCCGCTGCCGGATGATCGGACAGCGGGAGAACCTTTATATGGTGCGTTATTGCTCATTCCTTTGGGAGTGCATACCAGCCCTCATGGATGGTAATACGGTTCTTACTACGCACCGTTTTGCCGCTGGCGTCAACAGTCCAAACCTTTGCCTCGACGCTCTCAGCGAGGCGTACAGGCTCACCGTGGGGGACGTAAATCACTCTGCTCGCGCAGCTCACGCTCATGCTCGCGCACACGATCAAGAAGACCGCGCTTAAGATCGGGTTGTTTCTTGGCGTCTTCACTCGTTGTGTCCCTGGTCGTCAGCGTGTGAAGCCAGATGACAAGCTTCATCACCAAGTCGGCCAAGAAGTTCATTCCGTCTGTTTGACGGGTGCGGCAGCGGCTGATTGCTTGTTCTTCCAGATCGACCATACAGCACCGAGCAGGGTGACAGTCGCGCCAGCAATCTCGGCAACCTGATCAGCGCTGGCCAACCCTTTGGCTACAAGGAAACCGCCGAGCGCGCTAAGACCGTGGCGGAGGAGGGATGAAATATTGGCGTTCATTTGTCGTTTTTGAGTTTGCGATAGAGTTCGACTGCTTTCACGGCGCATGTAAGAAGCGCGGCGACAGCACCCAATGCGAGCGATGCCGTCTTTAAGTTCGGGTCTGAGAACACCGCGCTTCCGAGTATGCCGATTGCTGGCCCACCAACTCCAACTGAGATGTCTCTAATGAAGTGTGAGTCAGTCATTGTAGCATCAGCTCAGGGCAACCCTGATGGAGTTTTCGTTGGAGTCAATGAACGGCACTCCAATCACACGTCCATCACCGTAGATCGAAGCCACCACCTGCGTCGGATCATCCTGCGGGATGACCTCGGCGGTGCTGACAACCATGTCACCGACAATGATGTTGGGGTTGACCTTGATCGGCGGGTCAAACTTAATGACCTCGTACTCAACAAACTGAATCTTGTTCTCGTTCATGTTAGGAAGCGATGGTGTAGAGGATGGTGAATTGCAGGGTGGCCGTGCTGGACGAGTTCACCCACAGATTGCCGGTGGTGCTGAACGGAGTGGCAATCGTGAGCTTCTGTCGGCCAGAAACAACTGATGCGCCGTTGACGATCTGGGTGCCGGCGGATGCGTTGCCGACGCTCACCGTAGCCGATCCGGTCGAGTTCACGATGATGTCCTCGATAACCGCATTGGTTGGGATAGCGAGCGTTCCGAGCATCTGCTGGTTGCCGTTGGTGCTGGTCGTCGCATAGAGAACCGCCATGCGCCTCGGCTGCGTGAACTCCACACCGTTGAACAGCGTACCGTGCAGCGCGTTGGTGCTGCGGTCGGTGGCTTGGTAGCCGGTGCCGATCGTGAAATCCAGATCGACGATTGCGCCGATGCGGGTGGCGGTAACAGCGCGAATGTAGAAAACATCCGTTCCATTTCCTGTTCCGACAAAGTTTTGATTTACACGGAGTGACGTATCACCTGTGACAACACCTTCAGCCGAAACATCGGTCCACGCATTTGTGACATTTAACCCGGTGACTACTGAAGCTAATCCAACGAATGCACGAAGCGTATTGATCTGCGTCTGTCCTGACGGAATGTAATAGCTGAAGTTAAGTCTGTAACGCTTTGAAGGAATGACAGTGGAGCTTCTACTCAAACCGTCCGCAGTATTTGCTCCAGAGCCAATCGTGTAGCGCAGGTTGTTATCCTGACCTCCAATACCGTCAATGTTGCCTGCGGCTGTTCCGTTAGTGGCGCTCCAACTATCCGCACCAGCCGAGAAGTCGCTGGTGTAAGCCGCCGTCTGACTTCCCCACTGATCCGCCGGATTCACGCCGGTGGTGATAAGCTCGACGACATCCGCAGCGGACAGAGCGCGGTTGAAGACGACGGAGCGGAAGATGCGGCCAGAGAAAACAGTTGCACTAGTAGTTCCAGCAGCACCAACAAGAGCAAAGTCGGACGCGACTGTTGCACTCCAAGCCGGAGGAGTTCCTGCAGTGGTTTCAGTGTATGCAGTATCAGCACCGTTGATGTAGATCTTCAGTGTAGATCCGGTGCGCGTGACAACAACATCGACAACCTGACCAACATAAGCGGTAACAAAGCCTGAAATTGTAGCAGTTCTGCTATCGCTTGTCGTAGAACCATAAAGCTGAACAAGAAATGCCCCTAAATTATCCACCAAAGTTCTAAAACCATTTGCGACTGAAATTGTGTTATTTGCGCTACTGAGTCCAATCACAGCAAAGTTTTGCGCTCCACTAGTTGCAGGCACTCGAAACCGGCTCCACAAGCTAAAGTCGCCAGTGCCAATGGCCTGACACGCAGAAGCAATCCGCGTCGCAGTCGTCGCCCCATCGAACGTCACCGCAGCGTAGTCGCTGGCAGCGGCGCGGACGGCGGAGGGGAACTCGCCCTGACGAGCGGTGAGCTGGGCGTTAATCGTCGAGGTGTCGGTCTGAGCGTCGCCGAGGGTCGTGTTGCCGCTAAGAATTAGATTAACAAGCGACAGCGTGTCCGTCGTCTTGTTGTACGTCATTCCAGCGTCACCAGCCAGATTGCTTCCGCCATCATTGAAGATGACCTGAGTGCTGGCTCCAGGTAGGCCAGCGCCTCCGCCAAGCGCAGCGTACAACTCGGTAAAGTTGCTGTTCGTGTACTGGAAAGCCGTACGCAGCGGCGTTCCCGTCCCGTCATTAGCGGATGCTCCGACATTGATGGTTTGCTGTGACATATCTGTTGTTTAGTACTGAGTTTGATCTGCCGTAATTCCGGTGAAATCGGCGGTGATTCCGGTGATGTCCGCAGTCAGCGGAAACCCGCCAGCCCCTCCGGTAGCTTCAGAAATCCGATTCAATAGAGCCAGTTCAAGCATGTCCATTTCCCACGGAGAACGGCAGCCGCTTGCAGAGACTTCGGCAATTAGCTGCGCCGTTTCAACGCATGTAAGTGGGGTGGTTTCGGACATACTCTTTTTAGACGATGAACCAAGCGGTTCCGTTGCTCACAAAACGGACATAAGCCCACTGAGAAGAAAGCACGTTCGTCGCGGCACCGTCGATGGTTTCAGATCCGAATGGATCGACCGTCACATTGTTCGCACCGGCATTCACACGCTTCACAACGAAAACGCGGCCATTGGCCGTAGCAGCCGGAGGCAGCGTAATCGTCACCGCTCCAGCCGTTGAGTTGGCCAGAATGATCGAATCGGTCGTGAGAATCGCTCCAGACGTAGTAACCGAGCGAGTCACGCTGTAAGATGCGGCATTGGACGCAGCCGTTCCGGTTCCATCGGCAATACGATTGAGAAGCGCCAGTTTGGCCATCTCACGCTCCCACGGTGCGCGACATCCGAGCGGACTAACCTCGCTCAGCAGCGTTGCTGTTTCTGCACAGGTAATGTCGGACATACGCTTTTAGAATTTAGGCCATCGGACCAGAACCACGGCGCATCACCTCAGCGATGAAACCCTCCCCGCCACCGCCCTCCGCAACCTCCTCCTCGTACTCCTCCTCATCCTCTCCGCGCTCGGCCATCTTCTTGCCCTTCGACTTCTTACTCTCGTAGCCTGGGATGACCATGCCATCAATCTCGATGACCTCAGCCTTGCCGCCCTTGCCAAGAACGATAGTCGCCATCGTCTGGAAAGCCTCGCCTT